CGTGTACACTTGGCGGTTATGATTCAGCCGCACTCGAACTCGGACACCTACAGGAACTGTCATACCCGTTGTTGAAGAACGCAACATATCAGTACTTTACACCAGGCACCGATCAATCCGACGGGGAAGATGTTATCGTGACGCACTTCGACGTGTTAAACGACACCGAAGAAATCCTTTCACCGACTCGCATTACATTCCTCGATTACGAGATCATCACGAATAACCAGAAGAAAACGATTCGTGTACCACACCCGTCGATCATCGACCGTCTTGAGAAAGAATACATCAATCTCATTCAAGAATAAAGAGTGAACGAAGAGACAACACTACCGCACCAAAACTCGAGTAAAGGTACCGGCGTTGACGACGGAGCCAATACACTATCCCCGTCGGGTTTTAACATTAAAGCGTTCACGATTCAGAATAATTATGGCCAAGTTGCCGATATTTCAAACCTCGTCCAATCATTTACAATATCTGAAAGTCTGTTTTCACCAGCCGTCAGTTGTTCGATAACGATTGTCGATAACGTCAACTTCTTCAATGATTATAATCTCACGGGTGAAGAACGAATAACAATAAAAATCGAAAAAGGCAATTCGACCGAACCCGATAGAATCGAAACGATATACTTAGAGTTTATTGCTAAGGAATATCCGAATTTTATTAAGGGTGTCGATGGTATAAACAAGTCAACCTTTTCGATCTTTGCTATTTCAAGCCATGCTTATATTTCTGAGCTCCAACTGATTTCGCGAAGTGTTAAAGGTTCACCCGTTGATTCGATTCAAAGTATTTTTGAAAAAGATCTGGGTTTAGATCGTTTCCCACGATTCAGAAACGAATCGCCGTGCACAACAAATTTTCGTGGTGTTATAACGACGCAGACACCACTTGATGCAGTCGATTGGTTAAGGAAAAAAGCATTCGATGGAGAAAAGACTCCGTTCTTTGTTTACACAAACATCGCAAACCGTCTTGATACCAAAACCGAATATTCACCGCCGATTTTTATTAATAGTTGGACGACACTCGTATTACAGAACCAGGACCCTTCACAAATTCCAACATTTGTTCGGAAGAGATACATTAGTGCACCCCCGGGTACTGTAGAATACTACAAAGAGAAGATGAGCGAAATCATCGACCTTCAGTCCACACCACGCCTTGACCGTTTGGATCAAGCGACTGGAGGTGGTTTATACGGTAACCTATTACACGTCCTCGACTATAATTCAAAGGCCGCATATACTAAAAAGTTTGATCCGGATAATAAGGCTTCGTTAAGTCTTAATCCATTTTCACCTTCGGTGGCTAAACAATTGGGTGGATCAAACCAGTTGCGGTCCGGTAATAAAACGGTTGAACGAGACGATATTGCAAATTCCGCAATATCGTGGTTGAGTGTTCCACCGACACCCTTTTCGGACGGTTCGATAGATACATCCGTGATCCGGTTAAACAATTTGCAGTCGGCGAAATATTATTCAGAAAACTTAAGGTTTGCATCACACAGTGTAACGCTTAATGGTGATTTCTTTTTGAACCCCGGCCGTAAAATTGCGCTTGTTATACCAAAAGCGATCGATCCCGACAAATATAACAAGCGCAAAAACCAAAATGATTCTGATCTAGACACATCGCTTTCGGGGGTCTATATTATTTCGGAAGCGAATCACGTTTTTTCAGACGGTAAGTACGAAACCAAACTCAATCTTATTAGAGATTCGTTATGAACATAAAGTATTGGTTTACAGGTGTAGTCGAGGACATCGCGGACCCACAACAAATCGGTCGAGTTCGAGTACGTTGTTTCGGTTACCATACCCCCGACCATGAAGAACTTCCAACTGAAGATTTGCCGTGGGCCCAGGTTATGTTACCTACGACTTCGGCTGGTATCTATGGTGTAGGACAAACACCGACCGGCCTTCAACCAAATTCGTGGGTCTTCGGATTCTTTCGCGACGGAGAAGAAATGCAAGACCCGGTCGTGATCGGTAGTATGCCCGGGGGTGTCGGCTATAACTTAGGAATCGATTATGATAACTTAAATGGGTACGGTGACCCACACGGACAATTTACCGGATCGATTTATAACCGTGATCTGACTGACTCAGCCGATTCATTTTTATCGGCTAATAGTCAAGATGTATCGAATAACCAGTTTACAAATTCTCTTGTGTATAATGTCGCGAGCGGTGGTTATGTTGCTAAGTCGGCGTTTGAAGAACCTGAAGAATATGACCAGGTCGCAGGATCGGTTTCAAACCTCGTTAAAGTAGCAAAGACTCAACTTTCGGTGCGAGAAACTTCAAAGAACCAAGGGCCGGGAATCGAAAAATACTGGACCGCAACAAACTATCCCGGAGGTTATAAAGACCGCGCGCCGTGGTGTGCAGCTTTTGTATCATGGTGCATAAAGACATCGGGTATACTGACAACCGACCTACCGAACAGTGCAAGTGTCGCGGGAATAACTTCATGGGCATCTCGTAAACAGTTCGCAAAACTCGTATATTCTCCACGTTATGTTACAGCCGGGGATCTGATTTCATTTAACTTCTCGTCGCACATCGGGATCGCCGCAAATGATTCGGACGGCGAAAACTTTATATCTATCGACGGTAATACATTTGGTGGTTCACCACGAAAGCAGGGTGTGTTTGAAAGAGGAAGGCGTGTTAGTCAGGTCAGAGTTAAGATTACCCTCAGATAAATATATTCATGTCAGAAGTTGAGATTTCAAATACGAGTTCAGAACCACCGCGCAGTTCTGAAGATTCCGTATACCCATACAATGATGTAAAGAAAACGATCTCGGGGCATACATTTGAGGTCGACGATACACTTGGTGCCGAACGCATCAAAACCGAACACTGTTCGGGTACATATGATGAAGTGATCGCTGATGGTTCTAAGACGGTGGTCGTCGTAGGTAAAGGTCATTACACCATTCACAACGGCGCAGACATCACCGTCGTCGGTAAATGTAATATCACTGTAAAAGGTGAATGCAACCAAATTATCGAGGGTGATTATAACGTAACGGTCCACGGTGACCATAACTTAACCGTGAAGGGTAACCGCAGGACACGCATCGATAAGTCAGATCTGGTCGAAACGGTCGGTGACTATTCATACAACTGTGGACAAAACCACCAAATGAGAGTCGACGATGATTCGAATCTGTTTGTCGGCGGTAACAACGTCGACACTGTTATCGGCACTCGTGTTACTACGATCGGCAAACAGCACACAATCAATTCACTCGACTCCCGCATCGATGTTATTCAAGGGATGTTCGTCTGCACCTCGACCGAATCAACTTCAATTGCATCAGACGTGATTAACTTTTCTTCGTCAGACGCAACGAACATGCACGCAGAAAACCACTTCAACGTAGTCAGAGGTGACATAAACCTCACCGATAACTTGGATGTTGAGGGTATTGGTGAAATTAAAGGGGACTTAACCGTTGAAGAAGGTGCTATTACAGCCGCGTCGGGACCTATTACCGCATCCTCAAAAGATGTTTCTGGGTTTGGCCCTTTTGGTGCAGTGAGTTTAACTGGACACGTCCACATCGAAACTGGAGGTACCACGCTCGTTCCAACTGGATCGGCTGGATCACCACCGGAGCCGGAGACGTAACCGTAATAAATTTATGGCTATTCCAATAGAAGATCTAGCAAAGGTCCAACGGGCCATCGATACTCTTGCGTCCGGTGAGGGTGACCTCGAGGCATTGGGTATATCGACGCTGACAAAACAAGTCGGCTCTGTCTCATCGAATGTCGATATTCGGGGTCTTGCTGAACTTCAATCGAACGCGACTGCCCTGACCGGATCGAAGATCGATTTGGGTGGGATCACGAAGATCGCGAACTGTTATCAAAACTTGCCGGAACTGTTACTCGAAAAGGTGACACAAAAGACCGTTGACTTCATTCTGAGCAACAATAGTGTAACCACCCTCGCCCAGAATGTTCAGAATATCACGGGGATGGTCGCCGAAGGTAAACGAGTAACCGATCGGATCAATGACTTGAAAGAAAAGTCACTTGTTGAATTATTGATCGAGGCAAAGGAAGCAAACGTGCTTGACCGTATTCCGCTTATTAAAACAATTACGGAAAAGTATGGAAATGCCGTCGATAATCTGAATGAGCTCACTTCCAATATCGCAAACCTTGACATCTGTTCATTAACGAACTACAAGACCGGGTCTTCCGCATCACCGAAACCTTCTAAGATTGTCGATGCGCCTCCGTCCGAATTGTCGTTTATACCACACACGCAGGTAAACGAGGTACTTGTCGGTATTAAAAATCGGTATGATGATGCAATGTATCGTCTTAAGGATGTACTGTCCGACAAATCAAACCTTGAAAACAGTCCTCAGTCCGTATCGATGTTGACTTCATTGCAACATATCACACGAGCATACCGCGATAAGATCTCGCGTGTAAGAGACGGGGGTGATATACTACAGTTCGGTGAAGAATTTCTGCGGGGTGCTGCATTCGAGAAATCGAAACACGCTGAACTGTGGTCGGTTGAAACACACAATGAATTCGATGCGCGTGTTTCTGTTATTGCCGAAGTGATGAATGAAGAATCTGATGTTATTCGTGCATATCATACAGTCCGCGGCGACGGAAATGTTACGGGCGCTCGACTGGGTACGGGTGTAGCGATCTACGGTGGACCGGATTGGGACTTTACGACATTCCTTGACCTCAAGCCGTCGGAGAGGCCCGATGAACTGACAAATTACTGGACGTCTCGTGGGTTTAACATCGAGAAACAAGAAAGTAAACTGCGGGCTCGAGGAATTCGCCCAGGAACTCTTAACTATTCTGATACAACGAAAGGAGCATACGGGCGCCAGTTAGAGTACGGTGTCAGTTGTGCATCGACAAAATTTCCGGGTGGATCAATTCTTGCCATTAAGAATCCAGACGGGTCACCATACGATCCCGCGGGCCGAAACCCCGAAGGGTTATATCGCGTCGATGATGTGGGTAATGTCGAAGGAACATATAAAAAAGTCGACATTTACATTAAGGGTGAAGACGAAAGTGCATACATGAATTCCAATATGTCGGGTGCACAAGTCTTTCTTGTATCAAAAGGAACTAAGGTGGGGCCGCAGTACCGTCGAGCAGTCGAAAGGTATGGAAATGTTGTATAAATAGAATCATGAATCGGATACTATCAGACTATAACGGCTCAGGCACCGGTACATACCAGCCTTCGGTCGTTGCCCAGGATGTGTACACCGATCTCGCAACCTCTTTCGTCCATCCAGTAAGCGGAGATGCACTCTTGGCGTCGGACATCGACGCTGTAAAAAACTCGATCCGGAACATCGTTCTAACTTCAAAAGGTGAACGCCCGTTCAATCCTGAGTTTGGGTCGGGTGTTGCGGGACTCTTATTCGAGTTAGCGGACGGTGCGACAGCCGCGGCTCTTGAGTCCGAAATCACAGCATCGGTTACACGATGGGAACCACGCGTTTCGAATATCTCGACTCGCGTAGACGACGATCACGAAAGAAACGCATATCATATAGAAGTTGCGTTTACTATGAGCGGACAACTTGAAGTCGTCCTAGAATTTTTGCTAAATCGTATTCGATAAAAATATGCCACTCTCTGGAGAACAGTTAAATATCACATCCCTGGATTTTGAGACGATAAAGGGGAACCTTATCGACTTTTTTAAGTCCGGCTCGAACGCGTTCACTGATTGGAACTTCGATGGGAGTAATCTGAACACGATCATTGATCTGCTAGCATACAATACGCACTATAACGCGATGCTCGCGCATATGGCCGTGAATGAGTCATTTATCGACTCGGCGCAGTTGCGGTCTTCCGTCGTTTCGATGTCTAAACTCTTGGGATATGTACCCCGATCCTTCTCCGCGGCATCGGCACAAGTAGACGCAGTGTTCAATGCCAATGCGAGTGCCGAATCGTTGCCCGTCGAAATCCGATTGCCCCGTGGTACAAAATTCTCAACGACTTATAACGACGTTGCATATTCGTTTGTGACTTTGGATGAAGACAATATATTATATCGCAATACGGTTAGTTCTTCACCCGACGTTTATGAATATTCGACAGCCGAAGACGAACCTTTAACACTATATCAGGGTCGCCTCATCAACCAGACGTATGCCGCGAATACCGATACTGCTACAAGGTATCAGATTGAAGATGAAGACATCGACATTTCAACGCTGAAAGTTCTCGTTTATCCAACGTCGAACTTGACCGATGGTTCCGGTCAAGTATATAGGCGGTATACCGATATTGCTGTAAGTTCGGATTCGGCTGTATACTTTATTCAAGAAAACTCGTTTGGAAAATATGAAATTTTCTTCGGGAATGGCATTTTTGGTAAATCGCTTTCGGCCGGTAATTTTATTAGTATTGAATATCTAACTACAAAAGGTGCGGCCCCGAATGGATCTAAATCTCCGTTTACACTCGTAACGACTTTTAATGAAATTGATACAACAAAATCAATTACATACTTCAATAATTCGACGATTACGGGTGGTTCTGATAAAGAATCTGTAGCACGTTTGAAAGAAAATGCAACGAATGCATTTATTACTCAAAACCGTGCGGTTACTGCCGACGATTACCGGAGTATCATTACTTCATATTTCCAATATGTGCAGTCTGTGTCTGTGTGGGGCGGAGAAGACAACGAGCCACCCGAATATGGTAAAGCATTTATTAGTATCAAACCACACTCGACATATGAAGGTTCGATACTGTCCGCGACCGATAAAGATAAGATTCTATCCTATCTTAAATCGAAAAAGGTGCTTTCAATCTTTCCAGAGATTGTCGATCCCGAATATGTCAACATCGTACTCGATGTCTTGTTCAAGTACGATTCGAACATTACAACGAAATCTTCTTCCGACCTTGAAAATGACATTATCCAAAACGTACTGACGGATTACAATAACAATGTTCTGAACGCGTTCGATACACTCTTCCGCCATTCACAGTTCGTTGCTACAGTCGACAACTACGCTCGGTCAATTATTAACTCGCACGTACGTGTATTTGTCAAACAGGACGTAACGATTCCGAGCTCGGGTGCAAGGAGTAACATCACGGTTAAGTTCAATGTGCCGTTGGATGTCGACGACGATCGTGCAATCATTGATGTAAAATCGTCGATTCGTTGGACAGAGAATGAAGAATCAGTATACCTTGCGGATGAGGCCGACACCACAAACGGCAACAACGTTCGGAACCTTTATACATATACACTTACTGGATCGACTCGCAATAAACTCAGGGATGTCGGTAAGCTTTATCTCTCGACTGGAGTCATCGAGTTCAATACTTCGATCTATGCGGACGATGACGTGACACTTACGATCCTCGCACTTCCTGAATCAAATGACATCGTTGGAAAACGTAATATTCTTTTGCGCATCGATGCAGATGAGTGCACGGTCAAAGGATATCCGGACGAGATTGCCGTGGGCGGTTCGTCTCGCACGGTTGACTATGAAACATTCCCCCGTGAACGCTAATGTCAGTTTCAGTCGCGACAAATAATCAGATAAGAGCTCGCGAAGTCGAGCAGGTCGAAACGGTACTTCCGGACTTTTTTAAAGATTCGGCCGAGAATATCATGTCACTGATAAAGGAATATTACAATTTCCTAAACCAGTCTGGCGGTCCGTCTGAATCAATTCGCAACTTAGTCGTCAACCATAACGTCGATTCAGCATCAAGTACGTACCTCGATGCGATTGAGTTGGAAATCGCAAAGTCGATTCCACAAGCACGGTCACTTGACCGCCGTCGGTTGTTCAAAATCATTAAGGCATACTACAATTCTCGTGGTTCGGACGAATCGGTATATGCATTTTTCAAGATCTTCTATAAC